ACCTTCGAGAACTTCGCCATCAAGGTGGAGGGCGCGCTGCTGCGCAAGGTCGGTCCGCAGCTCGCACGATTCCAGAAGTGGTTCGAGGAACACTCTGGCGAGATCTCCGCGCGCGTGGCCGAGATCGCCAGCGCGATTCTGGCAGCCGCAGCCGCGCTCGGCCCGCCGCTGTCCTGGCTGGCCGACAAGTTCATCGAGCTGGACAAGGCCACGGACGGCTGGTCGACGAAGATCATGCTGCTGGTTGGCGCTTTCGGCGCTCTGGGCGGCTTCAAGATCGTCAGCGGCATCTGGAAGATGGTCGCGGCGGTGCGCGCGCTGGGTGCGGCCAATGCCGCAGCGGCGGCTGCCGGCGGCGCTTCTGCTGCTGGGGGTGCCGCTGGTGCCGGCGCAGCTGCTGGCGCGGGCGCTGGGTGGCTGGCGCGCTTCCTGCCGTGGGCAGCTCGGATCGGCGGCGCCGCCGCGTTGCTCTTCCACAGTGGCGGCCTGAACCACGGCGAGGATGCGGAGCTGGCGCGCCGGCGTGGCGCCGCAAGGCAGCCAGCGGGCTCGGGGAATGCCGGAGTCGATGCGGTCTCGTTCTTCCAGCGGATGGGGTGGTCTCCTGAACAAGCCGCCGGCATCGTGGCCAACCTGCAGCGTGAGAGCGGCAGCGGCCTGAACCACCAGGCCGTCGGCGACAGCGGGCGCGCCTATGGCGTCGCGCAATGGCACCCGGACCGTCAGGCGAACTTCAAGGCATGGGCCGGCAAGGACATCCGCGATTCGTCCCTGATGGAACAACTGCAGTTCGTGAACCATGAGCTGACGCAGGGCGCGGAGCAGCGCGCCGGTCAACTGCTGCGCGCCGCGCAGAATGCCCAACAGGCAGGCGAGATCGTGTCGCGCTACTACGAGCGGCCGGCGCAAGCCGACCTGGAGGCCGCGCGCCGCGGCTCGGCAGCCGTCGACCTGCAGCAGCAGACCAACATCAACTTGTACGGCGTGTCGGACCCCACGGCCGCCGGCCGGGCTGTCGCCAGCGAGCAACGCCAGGTGAACGACGACATGGTGCGCAACATGCAGGGGGCAATCTCGTGAGTTTCCTCGACATCATCACCCTGGTGCCGAAGACCATTGGGCCGGTGAAGATCGGCTGCACGTTTGAGGAAGCGCACCAGGACGAACTGCAGATCACTGAGCACCCGGTCGAGAAGGGCGCGCAGATCAACGATCACGCGTTCAAGCTGCAGCCGGAGGTAACGATCCAATGTGGCTGGTCGAATGCCGACCTCGCCGCGCTGATCGGCACGCTGGAATCGATCTTCACGGGGGGTGGCCTGCCGTCGGCGGACTACATCAGCACGGTGTATTCGCAGCTGCTGGCGCTGCAGGAGACGCGCCAACCCTTCGACGTCGTGACGTCGATGCGCATGTACCGCGACATGCTATTCAAGTCGCTGCGCGTGGTGAAGGACCAGAAGACCGGAGAGGCGTTGAGCGTTACGGCCACGCTGAAGCAGATCCGGATCGTGCAGACGCAGGCGACCCGGCTGCCGTCCAAGGAAGACCAGGCTGACCCGAAGGGCACGGCCGAGACCCAGAACACCGGCACCAAGGCCGCGACGCCGGCCACGCCGGCGCCAGGCGGTTCCGTGCCACCGACGAGCATGTGATGGCGACCTTCTATGAGATCCCCCTGACGCCGGATCCACAGCGGTTCACGGTGACGCTGAGCGGCGTGGACTATCGGATGACGGTGCAATACCGCGACGCAGGCGGCGCAGGCTGGGTGCTGGACATCGCCGACGCGACCAATCAGCCGCTCGTGAGCGGCGTTCCGCTGGTCACCGGTGCGGACTTGCTGGGGCAATATCGTCACCTCGACTTCGGCGGGCGGCTGTGGGTACAGGGCGCGGCTAATCCCGATGACGTGCCCACGTTTGAAGACCTGGGCATTGGCTCGCATGTTTTCTGGGTGACGGACTGATGGGCACCAAGCAATATGGCCGGAAGGTCTCCATCCTGGTCGGCCAATCCAGCGGCGCTGCGACCGAGCTGTCCGAACTTCGATGCGTGTTCAAGATCAGTCGCGGTGACCTGCAGACGCCGAACTCGGCCCGCGTGCGCGTGTACAACGTCTCTGAAACCACCAAGCAGCGGATCGAGAAAGAATTCACACGGCTGGTTGTGCAGGGCGGCTATGAGGGCAATTTCGGCATCATCTTCGACGGCACTATCAAACAGGTGCGGCGCGGCCGGGAAAGCCAGACCGACACGTACCTGGACATCACCGCCGCGGATGGCGACTCGGCCTACAACTTCGCGGTGGTAAACGCGACGCTGGCTGCCGGGTCCACGGCGAGCGATCACGTGGCGGCCGCCTGCACGGCCATGAACCCGTACGGCGTCACGCAGGGCTATACGCTCGAGCTGCCGACGAACCCGCTGCCGCGTGGAAAAGTGATGTTTGGCATGGCCCGGGACTTCATGCGCTGGACGGCGCGTACGCAGCAGGCGGTATGGAGCATCCAGGATGGCAAGGTCATTCTGGTGCCCGAGACTTCGTACATGCCGGGCGACATCCCGGTGATCACTGCGGAAACGGGCATGGTCGGCCTGCCCGAGCAGACCCAGAACGGCATCACGATCAAGATGCTGCTGAACCCGAGCGTGAAGATTGGCAGCCTGATCCAGATCGACAACGCCAGCGTGCAGCGGTACGAGTACAGCCTGAATGTCGGGCAGCAGGCCCAGAACGAGCGGATCCAGCAGCAGGCGAAACTACAGGACGACGGGTTCTACTACGTGATGATCGCGGAACACTCTGGCGATACGCGGGGGAACGAGTACTACACCGAAGTGATCTGCTTGGCGGCCGATGTCACGGTGCTGCCTGACCACTTCAAAGACAAAGGCGCGGTACCGCCGGACAACGTGATCAAGAAGTTCGGCTAGCGCCCGTAGGTGGGCAGCGCCTTGATGGTCATGGTGTTGCGGTCCGCCTGGACGTCTGCCAGCGGCAAGACACTGAGCGACATGGACTTGGTCTGCATCTTCGGCACCACGATGATCGCATTGCCGTCGATGTCCTTCCCCCAACATCCGATGTCCCAGACGCCGCTGTATGACGCGTAGGCGCGCATGTCCTTGGCGTGGACCAGGGGCAGCTCGCACTTCTTCTTCAGATAGAGGATGGTGGGGAAGGGGTTGTTGACGGTCTGCCCCACCTGCATACCCGCGAACGGGTAGACATATGCCTCGTCGACCGTTGCATTTGGCGAACCCGCTACCGGGCACCGCTGCCATGAACGCTGGTACCCGGCGTTACCCGGTCTTCCATAGCACCACCCAGCGTTCGCAAGCTTGGCATATGCCGCATCGCGTTGATCGCAAGCCTTCTGGGTGTTCGGGTCGTCTCCACTTCCACCACGGCATTTGTCGTTAAGGCGTTCGGCCTGGTCGATGTGTCCCGTGGGATACGAGACTTGACCCTGGGCCTGTCCGGCAACCATCACGCCGACGGTCAACAATGCAAGAAAGGGTTTCATAGTGGATAGACGAGAACGAGTTGGCGACCCCGAGACGGCGCTGCGGGAAGCATTGGATGGGATGCGCGCGGGGTTGTGGACGGCGTTGCCCGGGATTATTCAGTCGTTCTCGGGCGGTGGCGATTTCCCCGTGACCTGCGCGGTACAGCCTGCAATCAAGGCTCTCGTACGGCAGCAGGACGGCTCCATTGTGAGTACGCCGCTGCCGCTGCTGGTCGATTGCCCCGTGCAGTTCCCATCTGGCGGGAATTGTAGTCTGACCTTCCCGGTTGCTCCAGGCGACGAATGCCTCGTCGTTTTTGCGTCACGCTGCATCGACGGTTGGTGGCAGTCCGGAGGGGTGCAGGAGCAGGCCGAGATCCGCATGCATGACCTGTCCGACGGGTTCGCGCTTCTGGGTTTCCGGTCAAGGCCGCGGGCGCTGTCGGGAGTCAGCACCACAGCCACTCAGCTCAGGTCTGAAGACGGCTCGACCTTTATCGAGATGAACCCGAGCTTGCAGAAGGTGCGCATCGTCGCACCTGGCGGATTCGACGTCGTCGCACCGCTGTCCACCTTCTCGGCGGCCGTGACGATCACGGGGCTCCTCACGTTCGTCGGCGGTCTGGTAGGCAGCGCTGTGAGCGGGGCCGCCGCTGTGTTCAACGGGGTGCTGAACGTCATCGGGCAGGTCACCGCGAACGGAAAGCGCGTGGACGACACCCACACCCACAACGGCGTGCAGCCGGGCAGCGGCAATAGCGGCAACGTCAACTGAGGATTCCCATGCGGTACCGAAAGCTATCCTCCACTGGAGACTACGTCTTCGGTGGGCAGCAGGCCAACTTCTACAAGGACACGCCCGAGGCGGTTGGCCAGGCCGTGGTCACGCGGCTGCGACTGCTGCGCGGGGAATGGTTCCTCGACAAGACGGAAGGCATGCCGTGGTCGACTGAGGTCCTTGGCAAGTACACAAATGGCACCTACGACGCGGCGATCCGCCAGCGGATCCTGGGCACGCAGGGCATGCAGCAGATCACGGCGTATTCCAGCTCGGTCGATACCGAGAGGCGGGCGCTGACCGTGACTGTGACGATCAACACCATCTACGGCACCACCACCGTTGAGGCGACTCTGTAATGGCAATCACCACGACCGCACCGACGATCGATGCCAGCGGCATCACGGCGCCCACGTACGCCGAAGTGCTGGAATACCTGCAGGACCAATACCGCGCCATCTACGGGCCCGATGTCTATCTTGAGGCGGACAGCCAGGATGGCCAGCTTCTCGCGGTCTTCGCTTCGGCGATCAACGACGCCAACGCCGTGGCGATCTCGATCTACCGGTCATTCAGCCCGGCCACGGCGCAAGATGATGCGCTGTCGAGCAACGTGAAGATCAACGGCATTGGCAGGAAGGCAGCCTCGTTCTCGAGCGCCGACCTGGTTGTCGTCGGGCAGGCGGGACGGCCGATCAACAACGGAATCGCCAAGGACGCGAACGGCAACAAGTGGGCGCTGCCACCTTCGATCACCATTCCGCCCGGCGGCCAGATCACGGTGACGGCCACATGCCAGACGCTCGGGGCGGTATCGGCGGCGGCCGGCACAATCAACCAGATTGGCACGCCGACCCTTGGATGGCAGTCGGTGACGAACCCGAGCGCGGCAGCCGAAGGCGCGCCCGTGGAGAAGGATGCGGCGCTGCGCCAGCGGCAAACGGTCTCGACGGCGCTGCCGTCCCTGACGGTGCTAGACGGCATCATCGGGGCGGTGTCGAACATCGCAGGCGTCACGCGGCTGGCTGCGTATGAGAATGACACGAACGCAACCGACGCCAACGGAATCCCGGCCCATTCCATCTCGCTGGTGGTCGAGGGTGGCGACGCCACGGCGATTGCCCAGGCTACCGCCGCAAAGAAAACGCCTGGATCTGGCACGTACGGCACGACTGCCATCGTGGTGCTCGACGTCTACGGCCGGCCGATCACGATCCGGTTCTACCGTCCGTCGACAGCCAACGTGTCGGCGGCAGTGACCGTCAAGGCGCTCTCGGGCTACACCTCGGCCGTCGGCGACGCCATCAAGCAGGCCGTCTCCGACTACATCAATGCCGTGGCCATCGGCGGTGGCGAGTCAGGCGCTGTCGAGTGGGCGGACTCGATCACGGCGGCCAACAGCGTGGGGGGCGGCACCGCGTTCAAGCTGACAGCGCTGGCGCTGACTGGCCCGGGCGGCGCCGGCGTGCCCGACGTTGTCCTGTCATTCAACCAGGTCGCCGCGTGCACGCCGGCCGCTGTGACGCTGACGGTGACGTGACATGGCGGACATCACCAAGTACACCGACCGCATTACCAGCGAGCACAACCGGCAGCCGGACTTTATGGCGGTGATTGAGGCGCTGGCCCAGCCGATGGTGGACCTGCAGAACCTGTTGGGCAGCATGCCCGGGAAGTTCGACCTGGACAGCGCGGTGGACGCGCAGCTCGACGACGTCGGGCGCTGGGTCGGGATCTCGCGCAACGTGCCGCTGCCGCTGAGCGACGTCTACTTCTCCTTCGACATCGAGGGGCTCGGGTTCGATCAGGGCAACTGGAAGGGGCCGTTCGATCCGGATACCGGGCTGACGCGCCTGGACGACGAGACCTACAGGCTGGTGCTGCGCGCAAAGATCGGCGCAAACCACTGGGACGGCACCCTCGAATCCTCGAAGGAAATCCTGGACTCGATCTTCAACGGCGGCACCTTTGTCTTCATCCAGGACAACCAAGACATGTCGATGACCATCGGCATATCCGGGGTCATCCCGTCGGCGGTCTTTCAGGCGCTGCTGGCCAACGGCCTGATTCCACTGAAGCCGGAAGGGGTGCGCATCAACATCGTCATCGTGACATCGGTGGACAGCGCGCCGATCTTCGGCTTCGACATGAGCAATGACCTGGTCGCCGGGTTCGATACCGGCGCTTGGGGTACCCCCCTGTAAAAGGAAATTATGGCAAACGACTTTCTTGTTTTCGGCGGCGGTGCCGGCGCCAACGTAATCTCTCAGGCTGCGTGGGCTGCGTTGGCAGCTCGCTCCGCTGGCTTCGCATCTGGCGTTGCGCAATCGGCGCAGCTCAACAAGGCGTGGCGCCAATCGAGCATCATGGCCGCGGTGT